TTGGGCGCGGCAGTCGGCGCCGTACCGACCTTGGTCGGCTCGACCTACAGTTTCAGCGTCTACGCGTCCGGATCGGGAAACCACAAACTAACGATTCAGCCCTACGACATCACCGGAGCCGCGCTGACCCCCTACGTGGGTCCGGCGGTCGCTTTGACCGGAGTGATGCAGCGGCTGTTCGTGGACAACTGGGCCCCTCCGTTGACCGCCGTGAGCCTGTCGGCCGGACTGCAGGCATTCAGTACCACCGCGGTCACCACTACCGGCTGGCAGTTGGAGATTGACCAGGCCCATTCGGTCTGGGGCGTGGGCGCTGGGTGTCCAACGGTGTTGGTGGTCGGGCTGACCGAGTCGTACCCATACGTAGACCGAACCACCAGTACCCTATCGCTGCAGGAGGTCTGACCGTGCAGTTTCCGCCCGCGACCGCGCCGGACCTGGCCGCCGCGTTGGCTCCGGGGCAGGTCCGGCTGATCAGAGCCAAGCTTTTGTTTGATTGGAATCGAGACGGACTATTCACTCACGCCTACTCGGACCTGTCGGACTGTTTGACCGATTACACCTTGGATCGACAACTGACTGGTAACCTACCCACCGACGTTACTCTGGTCCAGGGCTATTCGGCGGCCACGCTGGACCTGACGTTGGCCGGCACACCCGCGTTTACGGGGGCGATCGGGGTAGTGCCCCTGTTCTTCAAATTCAACACCGCCAGTCCATTTTGGACGACAGTCTCCGGCGTGACCGCGCCAATCATCACCGAAGGTGTTCCGGTCACGTTGGACTTGATCGTTACGATCCCGGCCACCGGGACCATCTACACGATTCGGCGGTTCACGGGTAGAACTCGAATTTGCGAGCCTCAACGCGCCGGAGGAATTGTCAAGATCTCGTGCCTGGACCGGGCCGCCAGTCTGGCGTCATTGCTAACTTTACCGGTGGTGGGAATAGACGGGGCCGCCATCACCACGCACCACCTGACCACCGCCACGCTGGTACCGGCCAGCGTCCAGACGCAGCCTTACCTGAACGCGGCTGGGGCGATCGACTACGCACTACGCGCGTCCGGTGTGCACGTGGGCCCGGCGCCGCATCCCACCGCCTCGATCAGCATGCCGATGACGGGGACACTGTGGCCCGAGGTGGGGGTCTCCAACTTCGCCGGTCTTCCCATGGGCGGCCAGTCTACGATCAACAACGAACCGCCGGCTTGGCAGAATGGGAAGTATGGGCCTGCACCTGCTCCCACTATTCAATATTTCTCCCAAGTTCCCCTGATACCTACTGCGGCTTTTGACACGGTAAGTCTCAGCTCCCCCGGAACCCCCTACTCGGTCGGAGTAGGGTTCTGGGTCTACGGGCCCCAGCCGATCTATAACGAGTCGCAGTCGGTCTACTTGGGGGCTTACGGGTACGTGACTGTCGCTAGCTCGACCGGTGGTCTGGGTGGCCCGATCACCTTCATTCTGTCCCTCGCCCCGGACGGGCTGGTCCGCGGTGAACTGGCCGACGCCAACCACAATTACGACGTGATTGTCGTAGGCAACCCCGGCGCACCCCTGTCCGCCGGGTGGCATTACGTTGCGGCGGTTATGACTTTTTCGGGAACCGACGCCGTTTGCACCTTTTTCATCGATGGCACCACCCTACCGGCCCGCAGTTTCTTTTTCGTAAACATCAACCAGAGATTCGAAACGGGGGTTGCGCCCTGGACACTGGGCGGTGGTACCCTCACTCAATCCAGCACTCACGCGCATTTTGGTACCTTTTCGGCGAAAAGCGTGCCCGATGGCGTGACGGCCGTTAACCAGTTTTTCTCCGAATTGATTCCGGTCAAAGTGGGTTGTTCTTACAACGCGGATGTCTGGGTCTGGTTCACTTCCGCCGTTACGGCGAACTATTCGACTTCGATCTCTTGGTTCAACGCCGATGGTGCCTTTCTCAGCACTTCTGTCAATTTTGTATCGGTGCCGGCGGCCACCTGGACCAACGTGGTAAACGGTTTCACCGCGCCCGCAGGCGCAGCTTTCGGCGCGTTGGCGCCCGAATTGCAAGGAACGCCGTCTGCGGCGCAGATCTGGTACCTCGACGATGCGTTTTTGATCGCGAACGGTTTCGGTCCGGTCGGATCAGTTGGCGTCCCGACCAACCAACTATGTGCCTTCGGGATCTTGATGCCGATGCAATACGGCCAGATCTGGTCTTACCAGGGCGATGCGAGCTTCATGACCGGCGTAAACACCTGGCCCAAGGACCCGCCGACAACGGTCACCCCCCATCACTTGGGCGTATCGTTGAACAACCTGACCAACCTGCCCAACGTGCTGAACACCGACGCTTGGGGCTTGATCAAGGACGTTGCGGGGGCCGAGCTGGCGGTGGTGTTCTTCGACGAGTACGGCAGTTTCCAGTTCTACAACCGAACGGATCTGAAGGGCTTTTTCACTTATCCTCTCGGATCGACCGCCTCGACCGCACCGCAGTTGACCATTGACCAGATGACCGATCTGGGTATGACCGGGGCGATCGACGGGGTGCGCAACATCATTGGCTGGCAATCCACCAGCGCTGAGACCTGGTTCCAGACCGTCTGGGCGCCTGCATCTTACAATACGCTGGACGTGTCTCCGTTCTCCACTCTGGTGGTGCCGATCGCCGACTCGACCGTCCAGGAATTCGATACCGATTGTGTTTTCTTGGGGGATTTCACCCCTGACCTCTGGACCCAATTCGGGCTGGACAAGGGTTGGTACGCCATCCGGACCGATACCGGCGCCGCGCTGGGCACGGTCCGGGGCGGTAACAGCTTCGGCGGGGTCACGGTCACCATCAGCACCGTACTGGGCGGTCGGTTCGCCACCCTATCCATCCAGAACACCAACGCCTACACCGTTCGGTTCAGTTCCCTGCCGTCCGGTGGCGGCAACGGTTCGCCGAGCCTACGGATCGGGGGTTACAAACTGATCACCGATCCGGCGCAGTCCGGGCTGGTGGCACACGCCGGTAGCCGTGTGACCTACGGTGATCAGACCTTGGACTTGGGCGGCAGTTCCTGGGTTCAGCTCCCCTCCAGTGCTCAGACGATCGCGCAGTCGATCTTGGCCGACACCAAGAACCCGATCCCGATAATGCAGCAGATTCCCATCGTCGGGGACCCTCGAATTCAGTTGGGTGACGTCTTTCCCATTACTGACCCTGGGTACGCCGGGACCCGGTTCGTCGCGGTGATAACTGCCGTCCACGAGACCTTTACCGCTGCCCAAGGCGGTGCAGGCATCTCTGCGGCCGGCGCGACCAGCCCGGCCGGCACTCAACACGGCCAAGGACTGTCGACCGACCTGATGTTGGCGCTGATCAGCCCGCCGGGGGCTTGGATTCTGGGCGATCCGGTTTGGGGTGTACTGGGCACCACCACCCAACTAGTGTAGAGGTGCCGGTATGGCCACTGCTCCGAACGCGATGACCACTTTCACCGAGCCGATGATGGTTCACGCCACCGATCTGAATCCGTTCACGGCGAATATCAACGATCTATATACGAACCAGTCGGTCAACGGGTTCTTTAGCCGATACAGTATGTCCAACAGCGCGGTGAGTACCGCTTGGACGGTCGCCACTCTCGTCCTGCAGGAGGGCACTGGGTTAGGAATCTCCGGGTCGAGTAACCAACTCATTCTTGCTGCCGGCATCTGGGAAGTTTCCTGGAATGTCCAGTTGATCGCGGGGGCTATTGCCACAGGCGTAATAAATCTGTCCACCGACACCACGACGACGTCCTCCAATCCGATCATCGTCTCGGACCTGGCCGGCAACAACGGGATCACGGGCACTTCGGTCACCACCCATATTCGGTCCACTGGAACGGCGGTTTTGTCCGCCAAGATATTCCTTAACAACGCTGTCGGAGTCGGCGCTCCTAATATCGCTCGACTAACACTCATGAAAGAGGCTTTTTCCTAAGGGGGCCGATCATGCCATCGGCACCGCGTCATCGTCTGCAGGTTTCAATCACACTGCTGTGTCTACAAGCGGTAGCCGCGATCTTGCACGCGGTGCCGGGTCTGGTCTACGCCACTCGGGTGGGCCGGACCACCACTCGGGTGGTGGCTTACATTCAAGATCTGGGCCCGTTGTGGGTGTTTGCTTTCGGGATCAGCTCGTTATTTTTGGGCGCTACCCTACTGCGCGGTCGGGGCATGCACTACGGGCATCTGGCCTGCGCCAGTGTTTGGGTGATGTACGCGGTCGCGCTGTGGCTCGGAGCATTGGCAGATACGCCGAAAGGGACGGTGTTTTACCCAACGGTCACCTCAGTTTTAGTCTTCATCCACCTCATCTTGGCTATTAGCTACAACGAAAACGCAGGGGTAAGGGTGAGACAGTGAACGCGAACACGACCGGTGCTCTAGTTTCCGGCCTGTCCGCGCTGTTGTTCGTGATCCTGGCACTACTCACCTTCCGATCCCGGCGTTCCAGCAACGAGGCTCGAGACCTTCGTGCGGTCCGGGCCACCAACGTGGCCGCGCTACGCTGGGCCTACCGGGTGCAGGTGCTGGCGGCAGTGCGCGGCTGGGAGTTGCCACCCATACCCAAAGAAATGACCCCCGAGTACCTGGCGGGTAAAGCCGAGGGTGAAGGAAACCCGGAGCTCGCCCAGCTCGCCCAGCTCGCCAGTGGTCTAATTCCACCCAAGGGACCGATGGGAGAGACCCACCTATGACCGGCCCATCCGAAACGCCAGTCGAGGCGTTCCAGCCACCGACACCGGTTGGCCGCGCCCAGACCGCAGTACGACGCATCCCCGCATGGACACTGTTGGTGCTGGGTGCGCTGGTGGTGGCCGCCCTGATTCCATTGTCGATTTTATTGACCTCGCATGCCAACGTCAGCCAAACCAATGCGGACGCAGCCAACGCCCAGGTCACTGCAGTGAAAAGCCAAGCCGCGCCGTTGGCCGGACAGGTGCAATCGGTCTGCGGTCAGGGGGGCGCGGCCGCTGCGGCGTTGAACAATGCGGGTGCGTGCGCCCAGGCCAGTAGAGTGGTCAGTGTGGTAGCCGGACCGCCGGGACCGTCCGGCTTGCCGGGGGCCAACGGTGTGGCCGGCCGGGGGATTGCCAGCACCCATCTGACGAACGGTGATTTATTTGTGGTGTATACCGATGGCTCTCAAACCGACGTCGGAGCGGTAACCGGTCCGACTGGTGTCGCCGGACAAAACGGCCGGGGGATCTCCGGATCCAAAATCACCGGTACCGATCTGGTGATCAGCTATACGGACGGGACCAGCAGCGACCTGGGTAACGTGGTAGGACCGACCGGTACCGCCGGACAGAACGGAACGGCCGGTCAGAACGGAGCCAACGGGCGTTCGGTCACTTCGGTCATGATCTCGGGCGGCCATCTGGTAGTGGCTTATTCGGACGGTACCGCGCAGGATGCCGGACCGTTGCCGACCGGTCCGGCCTGTCCGACCGGGTATGCACCGCAGACCGCGGTCATCACGGTACCGACAACCGATCCGAACAACCCTCTGGTGTCTGCTACTCAGGTTCCTGGAATCGCGTGCGTACAAAGCTAAGGTCGCTGGTAGTAGAGTGGTCTTACCTATTGGGAAAGGGCATCATGACTCTGACTCTGCGCGAGGAAATCCACCAGACCATTGATCGGCTGGCCAAGCTACTGCACCAGCGTCATGGAGACTCACTTCCGGACGACGCCCAAACTCATTTGGAAAGGTTGCGCAACACGGCAATTCCCGGCGAGAGCACCGACCCCGAGTACAGCACCGACGATCCCGAGTCAACCGCGATCGGCGGTCTACACCCCGATACCGGTCCGGCTACGCCTCCGGTCGCGGACTAGTCCATGTGGGCCTGGGTGGGTACCACCGACCCCAGCGGGTTTTGGTACCTGTTCTGGTCCGGCATTTTTCCGGACGTCACCATCCCGCCGACGATCGTGATCGCGTTGTATGCCGGCTGGCGCCGGCACAACTGCGAGACCCAAGGGTGCCGGCGCTTCGGTCGACACGAATGGCTCGACCCTTCCACCGGCCAGTCTCATCGGCTGTGTCGCCACTGTCATCCGCTCGGGCACCTGACCGCGTCCGGGATCAAGGAGACCCACAATGAGTACGCTTCCTACACCTCCGGTAGCCCCATCAACGCCCCGAAGAGTTGAAACCAAGGTCACCGTCGCTACCGTCGTTACCGGTCTGGCCGGACTGGGCGGTGCAATGTTGAACACCTTCGTAGGCAATTCGGCTCTGCTCGGAGTGTTGCCCGCCTGGGCACAGTTCCTGATCATCACGCTGGCCCCAGCGATCGTGACCTTTCTGACCGCCTACGCGGCGCCGCACACATCCCGTTAGTTATATTACCCTCTTGGTATGGCCGCGATCACACAGCAGCTACCGAAAGGACACCAGCAATGAACGTGTCGGTGCGCGATGGGACCCCGAACCTGTCGGAGCGGATGCACGGGGCGGTTCGGCAGTTGGCGATGGATGGCCAAGCCGGACCGCTCGGACAGTTGGCGGACGATCTGATCGACCTGTGCCTGAAGATCACGCCGAGTTGGGCGACGGTGGTCCCGATCGAGCAGCTCGTTCGCGTTATCAAACGGGATCTACGGGTATGGGGACCGGGCGATGTTACAATGGACCAAGGAGCGGGACCGGGCGGCGCGCTTCGGCGGTAGGGGTAGTTCGGTGGCCCGCACCTCGCGTACTTCATCCTCCGCGAGACGTGCGGGCCATCGGCTTATTCCGAGATCTTAGCCCGAAGCGCCCGCGCCTTATCGACCAGCTCCGCCAATTTGTGACACAGGTCCCGGACTAGGTTCGATTCGGGATCAGGACCGTAGGAAAACACAGTCCGGGGCTGGTTGGGGTCCAACATCAGTCGACTGGTCTTCCAGGTGATCAGGCTGTCGTCGACCCACAGGACGCCATTGGCCGCGTCGCAGAAGTGCTTTTCCAGGTTGTCCAGGTCCACCACTTGCCGCGACGCACGATAAAACGTGAGGGTCAGCCAGACGTTGGTACCCATGATCGGCAGATCCCGGGCGATCAGTGCGTCGCGTGTCACCTTCTCCGCTGCGGCGTCTTCCGGGTCTTGGTGAGTCCGCGGATTCCGCCCCTTCACAGCCTTGCTGATCCGCGGCCGACGCTTGGCCCAGGGCTGCCAGTTCAGTTGGCCGCCCCAGCTCATCGAGGCGTAGTCGTAGTCCGGGTGCTGCTCGGGGTCAGTCACCATTGGTCGCTGTCGCCGGTTCAGAGCGATCGGCCCACTGCTGGAGACGTTCGTTGAGTACTGCGGCGTAGATTCCGCGATTCCGATTTCGCGCGGTGGCCTGGTCGTCTAATGACCAACCGGTGAGTTTGACGATCTTTTGCATGACCTCGAAGGACGGTAGTCTCGCCCCGGTCCGGATACGGCTCACCGTGGCCACGGTCAAACCTAGCTCGTTGGCCACGGTCTGGTGGGTCGGAATCCAGCTCATTAGGCCAGTCTACCAGGTTGGTAATATCCCCCTTTTGTTCGGCTTACCCGCATGGTAAGATAGAACCTAGCGGGGCCGCCCGGCCCGAACCGAGAGGATGATCACCGTGCCGAAGTCCACCAATTCCAAGCGCGCCAACGCCAGTCGGGTCGCGGAAGCCGCCCGTTCCGATCAGGGAACCGACCCCCAGATTCTGGCGCAGACCGATGCAGTGCTGAAGACCCCCGTTCGCCGCGACCCCGTAGCCGACCGCGAGGCGTTCCTGCGCGCGCTGCAGGCCAAGGACGACGCCCAGATCGAAGCCACCTGGCCCGGCGCCGTTGTGACCAAGACGATGCTGGCTGATAAGGTCATTTCGCATCACGGCGAGGGCGACTATTCCATCACTGGTCGCGGTCTAGCCGAACTCATGGGCCCCTACGAAATCGTGCCGGACGCGGATGGTCTGGAGCCCGAGCAGACTGGCCAGTACGGCGAGGATGACGTGGTCGGCTCGGAGCTGACCGAGGACGCCACCCAGGAGCAGTTGGACGCCGAGTATGACACGACCGTGGTGGAGATTCGGGCCGAGATCGGCACCACCTGCGCCTGCGGTTGCGGCGCCGGGATCACCCCCAAGCGGGTTTTCCGTCAGGGTCACGACCAGCGGCTGATCGGTCTGCTGGCCGAGGCCGCCCGTGACGGCAAGGAGATCGGGCACCTGTCCGGCGGCGTGTTGATCACCGGTTCGCCCCGGACCTACGGCGCCAAGGTCTTGGCCGATGGCGGGCAGTACAAGTTGGACAACGCCATCAAACTCGCTTTGATTCATTTGCAGAAACGTACGGAGCGTTTGCTGGCCAAGAAGGCTCGTGCGACCGCGGCCGCCCGTCGCGAGATCGCCGCACTGGAACAGGAGCTGGCCGACGTTCCGACGACCCAGACCAGCGATGTCCCTCTGGCTAAGGTCCCGCACGAGCCAGCTCACAAGCCTGGCGATGAGATCGGCGTCCGGATCGGTCGGCACATCTACAACGCGCGAATCCACGGAATGAACCAGGCCGGCAAGGTGACTGCCGTCGAGTACACCGTGAAATCGTCCGGTGCCAAGAAGATCGCGCTCGGGGGCAAGTTCGAGATTACGAGCGACTGATGACTACCACCCTCGTCCCGCCTGGGATCGGCCCGCGGGACGAGGGTGGTTCCACAGCATACCGCATCCCCCGAGTGGGGGATTCCTGGGATACTTACCTACGTGGTAACGTGTTCTCACCTGGATAGGAGGTAACCGCCCGTGCCTCAAGCACCCGTCAGACTGCAGCAGGTCGTCTGCTCCTACTGCACCAATGACCAGCACCCACAATGTCCCGGCGCGATCCGAATCCCCGCCACCGAACGGGTGATCGTTTGCAAATGCTGCACTCCACCGTCCGGCATGTGCACCACCTGCGGCAACCGGACCGCGGGGGAAGTGGACCCCATTACTTGGTATTGTCTGGACCGATACGCCTGTTCGGCTCGGGTGCAGATTCGGTGCGAACAATCACCGCTGTATCGAATGCTGCAGGACGCACGACTGGACGGTGCGGTCAAACGGCGCCGGCAACGGTTGGAGGTAGAGCGAATCCAAGCCAACGGGTTGCCGCCCGACGAACAGGACTCGTTCGAGGTGCGCGGTAATGGAAAACCACGCAGCCCGACTCGACCCAAGTCCGGCGCCTGTCTGTGCTGCGGCGAACCGACCAAAGGTGGTAAGTTCCGGCCCGGACACGACGCCAAGTACAAGGGCAAGCTGCAGCGTGCGGCACTGGCCGGCGACACCGCTGCCGTCGCCGTGCTCACCGAACACGGATGGCCACTGCCCAAGGGCGTCACCTCGACCGAGCCGCAGGTCCTCGCCCCTTCCGCGTGATCTTACCTTTGTGGTAAGATTAGATGTGTGGATGAAGACCTGGCCTTCGAGGTAGCCGAAGAAGAAGCCGCCTATTTTGCCGAGCTGGATGCCTACGACCCCGAGTACTACGCTGATCCGGACGAGCTGTACGAGGCCGCCCGCGACCGAGAGGATGATTAATCATGTCCGCCAAGGATGAACTGATCGCTCTGCTGCTCCAGACCCGCGCCAATCTGGAGCTGATGAACGGACCGATCGAGGCCATTCGGCAGTACGCCGCCCAGGCGGCCGGCACGTTGTCGCAGGCCGGTGCCGATTTCTACGCCGCGCAGTCTGGCTCCCTGGTCATCATGTCCGATATGGCCACCGAGATTCGTCAGCAGTCGGCGCATACGATCGAGTGGCTGCAGCGCGAGATCGCTCTGCAGCAGCAATCGCATTGAGAGGGTGAATAGTATGGCAGAGAGTTTCGAGGTCTACGTCGCCGAGATCGGGGACGGTGCTGACCCGAAGGTGGAATGGCGTCTGTCCTATTCGGGGATGGGCCGGGAAACCGCGTTCGGGGTCGCCAAAAGGCAACTGGACGCCGGTCATGCGGTTCGACTGCAGGGCAAGCAGGTGCATGATTAATGGCCCGAATCGTGGTGCGGCACTCGGAGCTGAAGGATGGCCGGCAGTGTCCGCTCAAACACCGACTGCGCTGGATCGACGGCTGGCAGCAACCTGAGGAGTCGGCCGTCCAGAAGCTCGGGACCGCGTGGCACGCATTGCTGCAGCGGCACTATTTGGCGATCTGGGTTCAACAGCAGAAGCTCGGATATCGCGCTTGGCGCAAAGCCCACCTGGCAAACTATGCTCTGCTCGATGAGGTCGAAACCGTTGGCCGGCAGGAGGTCCACGACCAATGCCACGTCTCCAAGGGTTTGACCAAGGAACAGTGCGAGACCCTGGTCTGGATGTACGAAGGCTACCTGGAGTTCTTCGGTCTGGACCCGGACTGGGAAGTCTTGATGGTCGAAACCGACCTGACGACCCCCTTCATCGAGCCGTCCGGCAAACCATCTCGGCGGTTTTCCTACCAGTTCCACGCGGACCTGGTCGTCCGAGACTGGTCAATGGGTGGCAAGGTGGTGGTCGTGGACCACAAGTCCACCGCCCAGCCGCTGGGCCAGCACGACATTGATCTGGACGACCAGTTCGGGCTGTACACCTGGGCGCTGGGTCGGCTCGGGTATCCGGTGTTGGCGCCGGTCTGCAGCCAGGCCAAGACCAAGAAACTGCAGCGCGCCATGACGTTGGAGGAGCGGTTCACCCGGATTAACTCATACCGGACCGAGGTCGAGCAGAACAACATCGCCGCCGATGCGTTGCGTACAGCCAAGCGTCTGTATGGCAAGGCCAATCTGACCGAACCGGACTCGGCACCTAACCCGCGCGCCTGCGGCTGGTCCTGCGAGTTCAAAGAGGTGCATCTGCAGATCCGGCGTTCACCCCACGGCCGAGACGCGGCGCCGGCCGCTCTGACCGCCCGTGGTTTTACTAAGGAGGACAAGTGAGCAGCTTCAACGAGCAAATCATTGGCATGTTGGGCGGCCCGGACGCGTTGGGTCGCGTCCGGAACGAGACCGCGCGGTTCGTCCGGGAGCAGATCGCGCGACATGCGGTGGCCACCGTCGCCTGTTGGTGCGCGGTCATCGTGCTGATAGTAGTCACTGCGGCGTTGGTGCTGCTGATCGGCTACGGCGCATACCGTGGCTGGTTGGCCGGCTGGTAAGATTACCGAATAGGTAACACGACGAGAGGATGACCCACATGCCGAAGAAGGCACCCGTCGATGCGTTTGCGGGCGCAACCGGACGGATTCCGGACAGCGATCCGCCCTGGGCGCCGGACCCGACCGACCCGGACAACGAGGGTCAGCAGGCCGAGGCACCCGACGCGGCGTCGGGGCTGGACGAGTTCCACAAGGACACAACCACCAACCCGGCTCCGCCGCCCAAGAAGCCGCGGACCACGTCTGGCCGACGCAAGCCCGCGGCCAAAACGGAGTCGGATGCGCCCGACCCGGCCGAGCAACAGGTGGTGGAGCGCGAGTCGATCGACGATATTCAGTTCTCTGATCTGGACGACTCGGACGACTACCTACGGGTGCTGCTATACGGCCCGGAGGGCACGCGCAAGACCACCGGCGCCTGCCTGATGACCCGGCTGACCCGACCGGGCAAGGTGCTGGTGGTCAACGCCGAAGGCGGCCTGAAGAAACAGGCGCTGCGCAAGCACGGTGTGGATACCTCCCGCATCGCGGTCTGGCCCAACATCCAGTCCGGCGAGCAGGTCACGTTCGCCGGACTGGAGCGACTGTTCTACCGGCTGTCGTCGGATTTGACCGACGATCCGTTCTCTTGGCTGGGCGTGATCTGGGATTCGGCCACCGACATCCACCAGGGGATGTTGGACCAGGTGGTGGCGGCCGACATCGCCAAGCAGACCGCGATCCTGGAGAAGAATGTGGGTCGTCGGCCCGGCAACATCGTGCTGCGCGACGCGTTCGAACGGGACGGCGACGACTACACGCGGATGTCCAACCAGTTCCGGATGCTGCTGCGCAAGTACCGGTACCTGCCGTGCCACATGGTGGTCACCGCGCTGGAACGGATCGACGGCGAGGGGCGCAAGGCCGTGTCCGGACCGGGCGTGACGCCGGCCATCGGCAAGGACCTGCGCGGCTACATGGACATGGTCCTGTCACTGCAGGTGGCCCAGCTACCAGGCGGGTTCGTCGGATTCGCCGAGACCGTGCCGACTCTGAACCGCCGGGCCAAGGACCGGTTCGACGTGCTGCCGGCCGAGCTACCTAACCCGACGTTCGACCGGCTGCTTTCCTACATCACGGGTGAGCTGACCGTAGACAACGACCCGGATATGGCGCTGATGCCCGCACCGGACGGCCCGACCGACGCGGCGGCCAAGGCCGTGGTCGCCACGGCGACCGAGAAGGCCAACCCGGTGCGGGACGCCACGGTGGCGACAGCACGGCGAGTGGCGTCAGGCAAGAAGCGTGAGGCACCGGTCGCGGCCGGTCCGGTATCGTCGGTGGGCGACGAACCGCCGTATTAACAGGAGGATGAGAACATGGTCAAGGCACCCGACGAGATCGTCGACGCCCTGAACAACAACGAGGACGTCCAGCAATTCACCATCGTGCCCGCGGGCGAGTACCTGTGCGTCCTGGACAAGTGCACCGAGTACGAGCCGGCCGCCGGCAAGGAGTTCGGCGGCGTGCGGACGTTCTGGAAAATCCTGCAGCCGCGGGAGTTCAAGGGCGAGAAGCTGATGAACAGCCTGTCGTGGTCACCCAAGGCGGCCTGGAAGGTCCGTGAATTCTGGGACGCGCTGGGCTACCAGTACGACTCGGATTTCGACGAGCCGGTGGAGCAGCAGGAGCGGGCGATTCTGGTGGTGAGCGTGGGCCTGGTCGGCCAGGGCAAGCGCAAAGGTCAGGAACAGAACAACGTCGACGAGGTCTTGGAAGCGACGTCCGAAGCGGTCGCCGAAATCCCGGCGTAGGGTAGAAGACTCCAGCCCCGGTCCCTGCTAACCCCGACCGGCAGGGACCGGGGCTGGTCTGTCCCCCGGTAAGAGAGGGATGCTGATGGAATCAGCCTTCGAACGTATCTGTGCTCTGGTCACCGAGATCACCGGCCGTCCCGTCACCGGCCACGGTGATCAACGTAAGGGTCTGTGTCCGGCCCATGAAGATGATCAACCGTCGCTGTCGATCCGCAATTCCGAGCCGGTGGGGGTGACTTGCTTTGCCGGCTGCGACTTCCAAGACATCACCACGGCCCTGGGTATCACCGCCAGAGATTACCGCAACCAGTCCGGCAAGCGGACCGGACCGCAGTCCGGTCGGACCATCGCCCCGGCTCGTCAGAGTGCGCCGGTTGGTAGTGAGATCGCGCGTTACCCCTACACCGATCCCGATGGGCAGATTCTGTACTACAACGTTAGGTTCGACCCTAAAGAGTTCCGAATGGCCAAGGCCGATGGCCAGATCGGGGCGTTGCCCAAGACGGTTCGACGGGTACCCTACAATTTGCCTGCGGTGCTGGCGGCGGTTGCTCGTGGCCAGACGGTGTACTGGGTCGAGGGTGAAAAGGATGTCGCGACACTAGCCCGGTATGGGTTGATCGGTACCACCGCGGCCGGCGGTGTCTCGGCTCCGTTGGACGTTGAGTGGGGACGGTGGTTCCACGGAGCGGACCTGGTGGTGGTCGGGGATAACGATGAAGTCGGTCGAACCTACGCCAGACGGGTCGCCAAGCTGTTGGTCGACGATACCGCCCGGACCCGAGTCGTCCTGCCCGCGATTCAAGCACCCAAAGCCGACATCACCGACCATTTCGAGGCCGGACTGGGAGCGGATGACCTGGTCCTACAACCCAAATGGGTGCGCCGGACCGTGTTCGATTTCGACCAGATCTTGGCCGTCCCGGCGCTGACCGTACGGTGGGTACTGAACGGACTGATCCCCGAAGCGTCCGGCGTGACGCTGCTGGTCGGTGCGCCGAAGGCCGGTAAGAGCTGGTTCTGTTTGCAGTTGTATCTGGCGATCGCGTCCGGCGATTTCCCGGCGGTGTTCGGTTGGGGCGACAAGGTGGCTCCCGGCGCCTGCCTGTACCTGGCGCTGGAGGACAATGCTCCGCGGCTGTCCTACCGGCTCGGGAAGATGCTCGGATCCACCCAGGTACCGCACCCGGTCCGGTCCGGCAACCAGATCTGGATCGATCTACCGGACCTGTCCTCCGGCGGCGAGAGCAAGATCCGGCGTTGGTTGGACGAGAATCCCAACGCGCGGTGTGTGATCGTGGATGTTCTGGCCAAGGTCCGGGAAGATACCGGCGAGGGCAACGCCTATCAGGCCGACTATCGGGCCATCAATCGACTCAAGGACATCGCCGACGAGTACGGCGTGACGTTCGTGGTGAACCACCATGATCGTAAGAAAAAACACGATGGCGACTTCTTCGACCAGATTTCGGGCACCAAGGGTATTACCGGGGCTGCTGACACCATCCTGTACCTGAAACGGGACCGCGGCTCGGACGAGGGCAACATCGAGATGTCCGGTCGGGACGTGGAGGAGTGCCGCTATACTCTGCAGTTCGTTCGGGAGGACGGGCGCTGGGAGATCGTGGGGCAGGGTGAGATCGAGTCGGCCGGCGCGGCACCCGTCGAACCGAAGACGTCTGTCCATGACCGTCTGGTTGAGATGGTATCCCGCCAGGGTGCTGTGACCATGGATGACGCTATGGCGGCTACCGGCAAAGACCGATCCGTGATCCAACGGGCGGCTCGAGATTCGTTGTCTCTGGCCGTCCGAGGGGATGTGATCGCGTCTCGCAACGGGCACGCACCCCCATAAATCTGATCTATAGGTATCTTCGGGACTCACAGTCTCTGAGATACCTATAGATCAGATTTATAGGATAGACGCACCCCGACGAAGAGTCTCACAGTCTCGAAAATACCTATAGATGGACTGGTACGATAACCACATGGATGCGATTGAACTTTCCGACCCCCGGCTACCGGGGTCGTTTCGCAAATACGTGATCGAGGACGAACGCACCGGTTGTTGGGGCTGGTGCGGTCCGACCATTGGGGGAGGATCGATGCCGTCCTACCGGCATCGACCAGCTCTGAAGTGGTTGTGGGAACTACTGGCCGATCGAGAGGACCTGCGGCCGGCTGGGTCTTTGCACGCGGTACCAACTACCTGCGGTAGAAAGGCCTGTTTGAACTTGTATCATCGGCTGTTTGAAACAGCTCCGGCCTTCATACACCTACCGCATCGTTGTCCGATCTGTAAGAAGTGGTGCCAGGCCAGCTTGGGCCAGTGCGAGGTGGCAGATGCTACCGAGCCAACTACCTGATGTCGATCAGCCGGTGGTCTGGGACACCGAGACCTCCGGTCGGTATCCAGACGCTGGAGCACGCGTGTCGGTGGTCTCGGTGGCCTGGACCGACCCGGACACCACCCAACCGCGCGCCTATGCCTGGCCCTTCTCCCAGGACCTGCACGGCAAGCCCGAGGCCGAACGAATCTTCCGCAAGAAACGGCTGGGCGACCAGTGTGGTCCGGACCCAAACCTGCCGCCCGACGAATGGGTCGCCCTAACCGGATGGTTGGCCACCCGGCCCGGACTGATCGCGCACAATGGGCTGTTCGATGCGATCTTGACCGAAGCCGGCACTTGTCCGCCCCGACACCAGTCCGGCGTAAACCTGTCGGGGCTGGTGGTCTGGGACACCATGATCGGACAGCGGATCTTGGACCCGGAGCACGATATTGGTCTAAAGCCGGTGATCAAGCGGCTGCGCGGGATCGAGGACACCGAAAAAGAGGTGTTGGTCAAACATCTAAAGTCGCGCGGCTATGGTGCCAAGACCAACCTCCGATACGACCTGGCGGACTGGGCCGTGATGGAGCCTTACGCTACCTGGGACGCGGTACAGACCCTGTGGTTGGCCCGCAACCAATGGGAACGATTCCGCGACGGCGAGGCCAAATTCAGCCAGATGACGCACGAGATGGAAGTGCTGCGCACGCTGGTCCGGATGGAGCGCCGGGGGGTACCGTATCGAGCCGATGAGAGTCTGCAGTGGGCGCAGAAGCTGCAGGTCGAGATCGATCGATTGAACGTTGAACTGCCGTTCGAGGACAAGCCCAACGCCGTGCGGCAATTCTTTTTCGGCGCCGGCCAGACCCCGAAAGGAGCGACGTGCCTAGAACTGCGCCCGATCAAGATGACCAAGGGCGGCCAGACCGCCCCGGTGGCGTCGGTGGACGCGGAGGTAATGCGAGAGCTGGCCGAGAAGGAGATTCCGGCGGCGCAGTTGTACCGCGAGACCTCGTTGCTGACCGATGCCAATGCTCGGTACTACCGTGGTTATGCGCTTGCGGTGGGCGCGGACGGACGTTTGCGCACCAGGTTCCGACAGACTGGGGCGCGAACTGGGCGGCTTTCCTGCGAGCGGACTAACCTGCAGGCGATCCCCCATGATCATCGGCTACTGGCGTCGGGCAACCTGGTGCTGGCGTCGGCGCCCTCGCCGCGGGCACTGATCTACGACCCGTCCGGCTGGCGCCTGTGGCACCTGGACCTGGCCCAGGCCGAGCTGCGAGTGGCCAGCCTATACGCCGGCTGCGAGCGGATGCTGCAGTTGATCCGAGAGGGTCGGGACCCGCACGGCGAAACTGCGATCGAGTTGGGTCTGGCGCCCGGGCCGGACGATCCGACCTGGTATAAGATGCGTGGCGTCGGCAAACGCGGCAACTTCAGCTTGATCTTCGGTATCGGGCCCGACAAGTTCCGAGCCGATCTGAAACTGCAGGTCGGGGTAGACCTTGGCCAGACCCGGACCCGCAAGCTGGTACAGGACTGGAACGCGCTGTACCCCGAATTCAAAACCGCGATCTACAGCCACATGCACCACGCCGAGCGCCACGGTTGGACCCCGATCCGGGACGGGATTCGCCGCTACTACAGTCTGGCCGAGCGCGCCTACCACGAGGAGCACAAGGCGTTCAATTCGAAGGTGCAGGGCAATCTGGGCTATTTCGGCCGGGCGTGGATGGTCGAGGTGGACCGGCTGCTGATGGATGCCGGGGTCGATTCCGACACCGCGGGGCTGTTGCTGAACATTCACGACGCGCTGGCCATCATGGTGCCGGACACCCCCGAAGGTGAGGGTCTGGTGCAGCAGTGCGCCCAGATCGCGCGGGACCTGTGGGTCCAGTGGTTCCCCGGTGTTCCCGGCGACGTAGATGTGGCACCCTGGTCCAAGGCGGCGTGATAGAATTACCTGTCTGGTAAGATCGGGCAATGCGAGAGGATGAACGATGACCGATGGTATTCCCTGGCAGGTAGTGATCGACCTGCCGGACGGACAGACCCGGTACTCAGCCCAAAAGGTCGTCGAGGCGATCAACGCAGCCGGCGCGGTCCCCTACGAGGCGCGCGTCTCGCTCCCGCCGCGAGTCCTGTTGGCGGATGTCGTGCACTGGGCCATGCAACACCAATACGATCGCCCCACTCACGGCGTCAACTGTGCCTGTGCGGATGAAATGATTCGGCAGGTACGTTTGGCCACCGAAGTCATTGGCGCCGACGCGCTGATCGAAAACCGATCCGAGACCGCGATGCGTGCTCAGCAGCGCGTCGATTGGGTTCTCGCAACCGCAGGCGCCCTCAGGAGGAGGCACTGATGCCCGTCCGTGTGATCCGAGTCCTGGAGTATGAATACCCCGACTACGAGACCGCCGAGCGCGACATGCGGGGCTGGGTCGTCCCAGCGAACGGGGTCTGGGGTCCGTCCAGTCGCCGTGGTAGCGGTCCAACGATCCGGTCGGCGACCACGTTCCCGGCGATGACTACCGAGGCTCTGTCGCAGGAAATACTGAAGTCGCCGCAGGTGGTGCTGGACGTGCTGCAGGCGGTTTTCGCGCCGGAGCACGACGAACTCGCCAAGGTCAAACTCACTCAACGCGAGATGGCCATCATCAACAACTGGATCAACCTGGCCACTGGCCAGGGCAGCATTCTGGACTTCACATGATCGGCCGGTACGAGCACCCAACCATTGCGGACCTGTGGAGTCCGACCAGCATCCTGGACCGGTGGGTGCTAGTCGAAACCGAGGTGCTGCGGGCGCGCGGGATCGATGAGTCGACGCTGGCGGACCTGATCACACATCGACCGACCCCGCTGCAGGTCGAAACTCGTGAGCGATCCACCAACCACGAGTTCGTGGCGTTCCTAAAAGAGTGGCGTTTTAACCTATCCGAAGCTGACGTCATCCGTCCGGCCGCCTTGCACGCAGGGCTAACCAGCTCCGACGTGATCGACACGGCGCAGGCGCTGGCACTGTGCGCCTCGCACGGTCTGGTGATGTTCTTGCTGTACCGGCTTCTGGATACGACCGATCTACGTGGGACGGAGGAAACTGCCCAGATTGGCCGGACGCACGGTCAGTACGCCGAGCCATACCCAATCTGGCATCCATGGGCGGTACTCACCGGTATGCTCTACCGGCAATCACACCGACTGGAACAGGCTGAGGACGGGCTTTTGCTAGCCAAGTTGTCTGGCCCGGTCGGGCGTCCCAACTCCGACGCTGTCCTGATCGAAAACAAAGTGTTCCAAAAGCTGGGGTTGCGCTCCTGCGACAGCACCCAGATCGTGCCGCGGGACGGACTGGCCCATTGGGTCGGTTGCATCGCCGAGCTGGCGACCATCTGTGAAGCAGTCGCGACCCGGGTCCGGCTGTGGTCCCAGTCCGGCGTGGACGAATACTGGGAAGCGACCCGACCCGATCAGGTCGGGTCGTCAGCCATGCCGCACAAACAGCACAATCCGATCCTGTCCGAAAACATCTGCGGACTGGCCCGGATGGTCCGGACCCAAGCGGCGGCGCTGCAGTTGGGCGTGGTGCAGTGGTGGGATCGAGACCTGGCGCACTCCAGTGTGGAACGGGTCATGCTGCCGGACCTGTGCCACCTGATCTGCACCATCCTGGTCCGGACCCGGACGCTGGTCGACGGGCTGGAACTGAACGAAGGCGCGGTGGCCGCCAACCTACAGAAGGCGGAAGCTCGCAAGGAAGCTGTGCTCGACGAGAGGATGGACAAGTGAATCAGCCACTATTGCAGATCGTGGTGGGCGGCCAGTACGGCTCGGAGGCCAAGGGCCACGTTGCCGCCCAACTGGCCGCCCGGTTGAAAGAGCCGCTGGTGATCCGGACCGGCGGTCCCAACGCCGGCCACACCGTGGTTGGGCCGGACGGCCGGACCCACAAGCTGCGGCAACTGCCTACCGCTGTGGTGTCCAACCCGGGCGCCCAGCTTGGGATCTCCGCCGGCTCATTGATCGACTCCGCGGTGTTGAAACGGGAGCTGATCGAGCAGGGGCTGACACCCGAGCGGTTGATCGTTGACCAGGCCGCCACGATCATCGAACGGGCCCACAAGGACGCCGAGCAGGGTAACGAGTCGCTGGCGAACTGGTCCACCCAGAAGGGCATCGGCGCGGCCAGAGCCGATCGAATCTGGCGCCGAGCCCAGACTGTCAACGACTACTACCAGGATCACTTCGAGGGCTGGTTCCAACAGGCGTCGGTGGGCAGTGTCGCCCGCGGCAAACTGGCGATGGGAGAACCAGTGCTGATCGAAGCAGCCCAGGGTTATGGGCTGGGGCTACACACCCCATACTATCCCAAGACCACCAGCGCGGACTGCACCGCGATCGACGCACTGGCCGACGTCGGGCTATCGCCCTGGGCAATCGGGCCGCTGGTTCCGCGCATCTGGGTCGTGCTGCGCCCGTACCCGATCCGAGTAGCCGGTAGCTCCGGTCCGCTGGTCGGTGAAACCACCTGGGGGGAACTCGGCTTGGAACCGGAGCGCACTACGGTCACCAACAAGATTCGGCGGGTCGGGCGCTGGGACCCCAACCTGGCCGCGGAGGCGATCTGGGCCAACGGCGGTCCGGCGCCCAACGTGGTGGCCGCGTTGACCATGGCCGATCAGGTAGTGCCGGCCGTGCGCGGGATGACCACGGTGGACGATCTGCGAACCCTGACCGAGCATGACACCCTCAGGCTGCAGAGATGGGTTGAGCGGGTGCAGACGCTGGGCGCGCAGGTCCGAGCGATCGGTACCGGACCGGCGACCATGGTGTTTCTGGACGAGCTGAAGTCGGAAATCCGGATTCCGGCCGACGCGGCGATTCATCGGGGCGGAGAATGAACTACGACGAGGGCAATGCATTCACCCAGCGGGAAGAGGCTCGTCTGGCCGCACAGACCCTGCGGCTTCGACCCCTCCTTCGGGGCGTCGGACCGGACGCGCCGATCGAGACCAACGAACACGGCGCCAGCCAGTCCAGGACGTTGTACGCGTTCACCTCACTGGACCCGCACGCCCTGTTCCGGGTAGCCGCAACCGCGGCATCCGGAGACGTCAAGTACGGCGTGGACAACTGGCGCGGGATCTCGGAACGAGACCACATCAACCACGCGCTGACCCACATTTACGCCCATCTGGCCGACGACACCAGCGACGATCACCTGGCTCACGCCGCGTGCCGTATGCTGATGGCCCTGGCGATCCAGATACAAGGAGGACCCCGTGCCGGCGAACAGCGGTGAAGGGAACGTGGGTGGGTTTCCGGTCGGAACCAGAATCGAGATCGAGGCGTACGTGGTCCGGCACAACGGCGCGCAAACCACGGTCTGGCTGCCAGGTGTCGGTAAGTCCGGTACCTGGTCGATACCCAGTTCCACCCTCGCGAGTGGGACGGTGTTGGACCTGCCCGGATCGGTACTCAACGCCATTCTTGCCGAGCAGACCGAGACAAATGCGGAGGAGCGCCATGCCCAATCGTGACCCTGATTCTTTTCCCATCATTCTCGGTGGTCCGGCCACCGATATTAAGACCGTCTCTCTCGCCGCACGGTTGGCGCTGGGCGGAATCAAGCCGCCCGAGCGATTCGACCCGGCGGCGCTGATCCTGTTCTGTCACCGGGTGGCTGAGGTGGGCGGCTACTTCCGGGAGCGGATGGACCGGGGCGTGGCACGGTCCGGGTTCTACTACGAGACCGGCTACGGCTCCCAGGCGGTTCGGGTCCGGTTCAGTGCCGGACCGCCCTGGGAGGTCAACCGCGAGACCTACCGCCCCGTACAGGCTGACGCCCTGGTATACGCGCTGGAAACGGAGAACTCGACATGACCCAGATGTGCTATCTGGCCAGACCGATCGATCTGGATGGCGACACCGGCTATGCCGAATGGGTGGCCGATCGGGTGACTGCGGCGATGGGAACGGCCAGTTTGGTGGCCTACAACCCGGCCGAGGCGTTCTTGGTCCCGTCCGGTGCCCAGCCCAACGGCGAGATCGCGCAGATCAACCAACTGGCACTGAGTCGCTGTCGAGGGGTGATCGCGCTGTTCCCCGAACGCCCCTCGATCGGAGTCGGTCTGGAACTGCAGATGGCACAGGAACTGAATCTACCGGTCTTGGTGATAACCACCATGCCGGTGATCGAGAAGTCCTGGAGCCTGGCCGGGCTGAAGGGGGCGCACCTGCTGGCAGTGCCGACCGGCCGAGCCGGGTGGGGTCCGCCCCTCCAACACCAACTGCAGCAGGCCCTGGTCTGGTTGGCCGATCAGGCTCGGGCGGTCGACCGTTTTGCTTCGAAGCTGGCACCGTTCAAACAGCTCTCGGTACAATTGGACAACGACGACTGCTCGATGATGACCCGGTCCTATCGGGGGGACGCCGGATTCGATCTGTACACCTCCGAAGAGACCGAGATTCCGTCCGGACAGTTCGTGGATGTCCCCTGCGGAGTCTCGGTACAGATGCCGGAGGGCTGTTGGGGGATGATTGTCGGGCGTTCCTCCACCCTGCGCAAACACCGGTTACTGGTGATGTCGGGGGTAATCGACCAGGGCTACCGCGGTCCGTTGTTCGCTGGGGTGCACAATTTGGGCACCTCCACGTTCGTCGTCAAGGTCGGCTCACGATTGGCTCAGTTGATACCCATCGCGCTGATGGCCGATCAACTGGTCCAGGTTCGATCCGAGCATCTGGCGCCTTCGGATCGAAACCGCCGCGGTTTCGGCAGTTCAGGCGATTAGAGGGAAACCCATGCCCAAAACCCGTAACGCTACCGATCAGCCTCCGGTGCCGCCCGACAAGCACTGTAACGGGCGCAAGACCGATGGGTCCGGAAACCTGTGCCGGATGCCGGCCGGCTACCGGACCAGCCATTCTGGTTTCGGGCGCTGTATCCATCACGGTGGCAAGACCGAGGCCGGCACCAAGGCTGCAGTCAAGCAGATGCACCGGGAAGGCTCGTTCGGCGGGGCCGAGCTGGACATCGACCCGATCGAGGCGCTGCTGGGCGAGGTCCGGCGCACCGCCGGACACGTCGCGTGGCTGCAGGAGCGGATCAGCCTGTGGCACATGGACACCGACGATGAGATGCCCGCGGTTCAGGCCACCTGGTTGCAGGTGTACCAGTACGAGCGGATGCACCTGGCCCGTACCGCAAAGATCGCGATCGATGCCGGCGTGGCTCAACGACAGGTCGCGTTGGCCGAGTCGCAGGGGCAGCTTTTGGCGCAGGCGATCAATCAGATTCTGACCGGATTGAATCTGACCAGCGATCAGAAACAGCTCGTGCCGGACCTGGTCCCGCAGGTTTTGCGCGCGATCGCGGTCCGAACTGACTCCGAACCCACTCAGACGCCGATCCGATGGGAGAATGCCCGTGTCTAGTTTGCATCTGGACCATCCGACCCAGGATCTTCGGATCGGTCTGGCACGGGCGGCCTGCGCCCGCCGCGTCCTGGCCGAGTGGCGCGAGTGCCCCGACCTGTCTTCTGACCAGGCCATGGACCTGCTGCGCGACCTGTTGGAGCACCTGGGGTTGCTGCCGGGGCAAAATCCGGATCGAATGATCAATATCACCATGTCCATTCGCCGGGGGGGCGAGATCAAGCCCCGAATCGCCAATGTCGGGACCAGTTTCAACCGCAATTACAACTGATCTTACCTCTGTGGTAAAATGGGGTCATGGGCACTCGTCGCGTGATTCATTACCGGGCTGGTAAATACCGTGCCCGTTTTCACAACGTCTGGTATTGGGTGTTCGGCCTGTGGACGATCGAAGCAATGGGCTGGTTGATGGTGGCCCTGGTCTGGTTGGCCGTTGCGGTCATCACTCTGGTCCGGACCCACCACAAGAACCAGAGGACGACCTCGTGAGCCGGATCAAGGGTGGTGATGCAGGCGATGGCGTGTTCTGCCTGTTGTGGTTGATCGTCCCGTTCGTGGCCATCCTGACGTTCCTGGAGGCATTGCTGTCGTGAATTGGCCGATGGTTTGGCTCGGAACCGGAATCGCTGCGGTGTTGGCGGTAGTCGAGCAGCTCGTGCGTGGACTGTACCTGCGGCGGCTGACCCGTCGGGACCGCACCGCTTGGAGGAGGTTTTACCCGTGACGCTGGTTAAGTATTGCACCCTCGCGTGCGACAGGTGCAATACCTCGTTCCGCGAGTCCAGTTACGTTACCGCGGTGGTTCGGCGCGCGGCAAAGAAAGCCGGTTGGAAGCGTCTTCCGCGCCCTGCTGGTCCTCGCGGGCAAGGGCTGGACCTGTGCCCCGATTGCCAAGCAACACTTCGCAACATACCGAGGGAGAATTAGTCAATGTTCCGGGTTCAGCACTTCAACTTCGTTGCCATGCCGGCCGAGATTCCGCGGTACAACGACCCATCCTCCGGCGGTGTGATGGAGGTTTCGTTCACCTACACGGACGACTCCGGCCGGGTGCAACGGCGGCAGTTTCGGCAAACCCGCAAGCCCATGTTGCCGTGGGAAACCGAGCTGGATTGGTTCATTACCGCATTCCGGGATGCACTATCCCGCATACCAAAGGAGTAGCCTGTGACTCCGTTCGCGTTTTTCCTGTTGTTGGCCGATCGTTGGGGCCGTCAGTCGTTCCTGCGACTGAATCACGACACCAAACAGTGGGAGCGGTTCGTTTCGGAACTCGGCGGCGGACGCTGGGAACCATTCCTGGGCGTCGACTGGCCCGCGCCCAGCGCAACCATCATGTTCGAGCTGGGCGCGGGCCCGTACGACCGGGCCGGAGCCGAGCACCCCTGATCCCACGATTGAGAGGATGAGATGAACGAGACTGAGATCACGGACCTGGCTTCGGATTTCGCCGCGAAGTTTGGTAACGATTTGCCGTCCGAGCGGTTCGCGATCATCGGCCCGAAGTCGTATGCCTTGATTGACCCGGACGAGCTGGTCAACTACACGATCCGAGTCATTACGGAGGTGGCCAAATGAACGAGACTGGGGTTTGGATATTTCTGGGGTTCGGCGCCTTCTGTTACTGGCGCGGCTACAAGCGCGGTTCAGGCGTGATTCGGTCCACGATTCGAGGCTGGTTCAAGTGACCCCCCTGTATCTGCGGACAGATCGACTACAACCCGGTGACGTGATCATTATGGAGCCGCTCAGCGCTGACCTCCCCCGGTGGGGCGTATTCATCGGCCAGATCGTGACCCACCCGGTGTACCCGGAGTTGTCGCTGGTGGTCTGGCGATTGGCCAACGGGACATACAGTTTCGACGCCCTGCCACTCAAGCAGGAGATTCCTGGCCGGTTGCTACGGCAGACTCCCCAGCAACAGCGTCGCACTCAGTGTTGGGCCCTGGGTCAGCACGGGTTCGATCCGCCGATCGTTGAGTAGAGCGGTCGCACACTAAAATAGAAGTGTGAAGACAACCGCCCCGGACCCGTTCGAATTGGCAGCGCGCCAGTTTGAGCGGCACGGGGCGGCGATTTATTACCACGAGCCGGTCCGGTTCGCGCTGGAGTGTTTCACGTGGAACCGAAATGAAGGGCTGACCTCCTATCAGACCGAGATCCTGGGGGCCCTGGTCCGGTTGCGCAAGGTGTCGGCCCGTGGACCACACGGCCTGGGCAAGACCGCCTTGATGGCGATCATTGTTCTGTGGTTCTCCTTAACCCGGGATGGGGCCGGGATTGATTGGAAGATCGTGACCACGGCCGGTGCCTGGCGTCAGCTTGAACGATACTTGTGGCCTGAAATCCACAAATGGGCCAATCGATTGATTGCCGATAAAATCGGCCGGCCCGAACTGAATGTCCGGACTGAGTTGTTACGGTTGTTGTTGAAACTACGGTCCGGTGAGGCATTCGCAGCGGCGGCCAGTGACCCCAAGAAAATCGAAGGCGCACACGCCGATTCGCTGCTGTACATGTTCGACGAATCTAAATCGATCATGGCCGCCACCTTCGACGCAGCCGAGGGTGCGTTCTCCGGTGCCGATCCCAATGGTGTCGGACTGCCCGAGGCATTCGCGGTTGCCTTCTCCACTCCCGGCGAGCCATCCGGTCGGTTCTATGAAATCCACCAACAAAAGATCGGCTATCGAGATTGGTGGGTTCGACACGTGACCTTGGCCGAATGCGTGGCCGCCGGACGGGTGTCGCCGGACTGGGCCGAAGCCAGAAAGCTGCAATGGGGCGCAGAGTCGGCACTGTATCACAACCGCGTGCTGGGCGAATTCTATTCTTCGGACGAGGATTCGGTCATTCCGTTGGCCTGGGCCGAGGCCGCGGTCCAGCGTTGGGAAGATTGGGACGATGCCGGTCGCCCCTCCCGATTGGGCGTGCGGGTGACCGGCGTAGATATCGCCCGCGGTGGGGCGGCCCGGACGGTGCTGGTGGTCCGGCAGGGTCACGTGGTCGAGTCGGTGACTCCTTTGCTCACTGCCGACACCATGCGGGTGGTGGACCACATCATGGCCGGACGTCAGACGGTGAACGAAGTTGCGGTGGTGGACGTGCTGGGCGTCGGGGCCGGCGTGGTGGACCGGCTTCGCCAACTACGGGTCGGAGTGATCGGCTTTTCGGCCGGTCGCCGGACCAAGCGGATGGACCGTTCGGGCGAGCTGGGATTCGTCTCACTGCGCGCCCTGATGTGGTGGACTTTGCGACAGGCATTGGACCCGGCATTCGGTCCGACTCTGGCGATCCCGCCGGACTCGGGCCTGTTGGGCGAATTGACTGCTCCGCATTGGTGGGTGGCGCCCGGTAATAAGATCGCGGTGGAATCCAAAGAAGAGGTTATCAAACGCATCGGTCATTCCACTGACATCGCCGATGCAGTTGGGCACAGTCTGATGGCACACGCGGATTTCGACGAGCCGGTCGACCGAGGCGGGATGAAGCCGATACCTTGGGGGGCGCAGTCTGACGATCTGGACGAGAGTTTGGACTGGGGCGCGGATCTACGTATTGCTGATGAGCAATACGGCCAAGACCTGACTACGTGGAACAGTGGCGATACCACCCTGGAATGGGGCCAACCGCCCGAGGAGCTGATGTGACGATCAACGGCGTCAATCCCGACACCGACCTGCACCAGTTGCCGGCCGATCTGAATCAGGAAGCTGGCTCGATCTTCGACTGGGTAACCTGGCCTTCGGGTGTCTGGATCGATGAAGATGAGCAGGGCAATGAGCGGGTAATCAACCTGCCCGAACGCGCCTACGCCACCAAGGTCGACCGAATGATTCGGATCGACGGGCAGGCGTCGCAGGTGTTCGAGGTGCTGACCCTGCCACTGCTGTCGGCCGACTGGTCGATCGCTACCCCGACCGAAGACTCAGGGCAGGCCGAATTCGTCCGGAACGTGATCCTTCGGCCCGGTATCGACGGGGGGATGCAGACCTCGTTCGAGGAGCTTTTGGGCGAGATGAGTCTGGCCACCGCGGTCAAGCGGACCTACCACGAAAAGGTCTGGACTCGCGACGACAAAGGAAAAACGGTCTACGACCGGATCGCCTGGCGTCCGCCCGGCGCCTGTGAGCTGATCCGGGACCTGAAATCCGGCCGGATCGCGGGTTTCCGTGAGTATATGGACTTCGGACTCCACCAGCACGGCGACGATGCGGCCACCGCACAGATCGACAAGGACGGCTACGTCGAGATCCCCTCCCGCCGGGCCCTGATCTACATCCACGGACAACGGCGCAACCCGGTTGACGGCATCTCCTCGATGGAGGCGACCTGGAACGCCTATTCTCTGAAGGAGAAGCTCCTATCGCTGTGGCTGACCTTCCTGGGCACCCTGTCGATCCCGCGAGTGCTGGCTTACGGTCGAGACCCGACCGAGGCCAAGACCAACGCCCAGAATATTGCCCGGCTGCGAACCGGCGGTGTGGCCCCGGTGACCCGGCCGGACGCGGCACTGCGGATGTTCGATATTTTGGACAACGCCGGCAAGGGCGCCGATCAGTTCAGCTCGATGATCGCCTACCTGGACCAATCCATGACCCACTCGGTGCTGGCCGGGTTCCTGGACCTGACCCGTCAGGCCACCGGACAGGGTGCGGCCGGCGCCCGCGGTTCGCACGCGCTGAACCAGGGCAGCATGGACATGTTCCTGCAGAGCCGGACCGCGATCGCCAACGAGATGGCCCGGGTAGTCACCGAGCAGTTGATCGCGCCGATGGTCTGGCGCAACTACGGGATGGGCACCTCGATCCCACCGTTGATCTGCGCCAAGCTCACGTCCGACCAGGTCGATAAGGTGATGGCGATGCTGACCGCGATCGGTGCCAGCACCACATTCACCGTCCCACCCGACTTCATCGGGTTACTGATCGTGAAGGCTGCGGCGTACCTGGACATGGACGAACAGCAGGTCGAACAGATGGTGATGGGCCATATTGAAGCGGTCGCCAAGACGGCGCCCGGACCGATGTCGGCACCCGCACAGGTGTCCGCGGCAACCGACAAGATCAGCCAACTGATCCAGGGCAGTCCGGCCGGAGGGACTCCGCCGGCTGCTGCCTCCGCACCCGCTCCCCCCCTATAAATCTGATCTATATGTATCTTCGGGACTGCCAGTCCATGAAATACATATAAATCAGATTTATAGGGATGAACGCACTCCGACGAGCACTATACAGTCCATGAGATGGAGTAGGATAATATTATGAGCGGATGGACACACCTCGCGATCTTCTACCTGCTGCTGATGGCGGCCACTCTGGTGGGTTGGCCGATATACGAGCTGCTGCGGACCCCGGTTCGGCGTCTGTGGCTACGACGTTGTGTGGAACGGGCCCAGGACGAGCGCAGGCTCGAGGGCTGGGCAGCTACACTCCGTAATCTGAATCTGTCGGACAAGGTTGGCGTGTTGTACACCGGTCGACACTGCATCGGCACGCCGGTCTCCCAGTTCGTCGTGCTGACCTACTCGGCCGGCCCGCGGCACCGCAAGCTGGTGACCACATGACCCGCTACTGGTACGGTTGGACGCTCGGAGTCTTGGGCGTGCTGCTGCTGACGATGCTGCTGCTGGCGTTTGTGGTGCCGCAATGACCACGCCGAAGCCGATCTACACCTGGGCCGAATCGATCGCCGTCGTGGGTTACGTGCTGCTGGTCGTCGGCGGGCTGCTGGTTCTGTTGGGGGTGTTGGGGTGAACGAACGACTGATCCGCCGGGGCGGCAAGCTGTACCACGAACTGCAGGACCCGACTTCGCTGCTGGATCTGATCGGTCCGGACCCGAACCTGCAAATGGTCATCGATGAGATGGCCGAGGTGAGTCTGCAGCAACTGTATTTCGGATCGCCCAATCAGCCGGCCGAGTGTCCGGTCTGCGGTCAGCAACGCGATTCTTACTGGCGAGACGAACGCGGTCTGCTGTTCCGTCACGCCCGACGCGCCTGGCTGTGTCGATGGTCGGCGATCGAAGCGACACAGCCGTCGCTCCCACACGACAACGACGAGTTCGTCGTTGTTCCGGACCAGTTCCGGTGAGTCGTTGGATCGCGCCATTTCCTCGATTGAGGTTCCGCATGCGTTACGGCTACTGGTGCCAGCACCGGTTCGGCCCCTGGCGAATGATCGAAATGGGCAAGGCGCAGTTGCGTCGCTGCTTCGACTGCGAACATACGGAATTCAGATGAGGCACCTGCGGATCACGTTCACGGACGGAACTGTCGAAGACCTGGAAAGCAAGTATGAATACGTCACAACTGTGGGGGACACGGTAACGACCCGCACCGAACGCGTAGGTGGATTTGCGGATGTCGGCCCGACCTACTCCCTATACAGCATTCGAAAATACGAATGGGTGGAGGGCTACAAGTGAGCTACCCCGCGGGGCCGCCGGACCCCTATGACAGCCCGGTCGGTCAGGCCGCGGCGCAGTACCCTCCCCCGCAACCGTCCGGCAACGCCGCGGACGACTTCATCATCTCGGCGCTGGTGGCGGCAATCATCGCCGGCTGGGTGCTGTCCAAGATTCGCGACCTGCTGACCAAGGCGCAGGACGTGGACCCGGAGACCGTGACATTCCTGCTGCGCCAGACCGTGTTCGTGCAGTTGCTGAAGATGGACGAATACGCGCCAACCAATCCAATGTTGGGCGCACAGCGCCGGCAGAACGCATTCCGACGCGCGGCGTACGTGCTGAACGCGGCCCGCCGGATGACCACCGCGATCCGGACCCGTGATCCGATCACCATCACCGCGGCCTGGGACCGAGAGTTGAATTATCTGGGGTCGCACCTGCAGGCCAACCGCAAACGCAACGAGGCCGCGATCGAACTGGCCAAGCGCTGGAACAAGGCCGGACGGCCGGCGCTGATGGGCTGGTGGGCCATGCGGGATCACCGTACTTCCAAGGAGTGTCTGGCCGCCCATGGACGCAACTTCGATCCCAAATCGATCCCCCCGATCGGATATCCAGGGTCTGTGCACCCCAACTGCCGGTGCAAGCCGGTCCTGCCCTGGGACACCGACCTGAGGGTCGAAAACCTACCGGACCCCCGAATGATGTTTGATGGGGTGGTCGCGGCGTCCAACCCGGGTTGGTCCGCCACCACCAAACAATCGTGAGGTTCAGATGGCTGCAACTGCCCTTGTCGTGACTTCCTTGGACCGGTCCGGTGCGGTGGCGCGTCCGGCCGGCACCACGGTCGACAACGTGAACGGCAATTCGTTCCCGGCCGGTCCCAACACCTGGATCGAGCTGATCGGTGCGACCGCGACCGACACCTTGACGTTCGCGATCCCCGGTTCGGTCGACGGCCAGACCATCAGCGGTAAGGCGATCCCGGTCATCCTGACCGCGGACCTGCTGCTGGGCCCGTGGCCGCCCAGCATCTACGGCCCAACGGTGACGTTCACCAGTTCCAACGCCAACGCCAAGGTGAATGTTTACAACCTGATCCCCCAGAACTGACACACGGTGCGTAGCCAGCCATTCAACCCGCTGCCCGGAGACTTCTGTTTGGTCTCCGGGAGGCCGTGGTACGTCACCAAACCGATCCTGTTCGGGGAGTTTCTGAACGGAGACGGGTTTGGTCATTGGGTCACGATCCCCCGCGATCCAGCCGCGCCGATCGGGGCACCCAACAGGCGGTGGGAGGGGTTCAGCCACGCGCTCGTGGTGGTCGAGCGTGACACAATCGTAGAAGCGGAGCCCGGCGGCGCGCGGACCGCGGATCTGGCACCGTACCGAGACACCAAGCTGGGCGGCACGTTCGTCTCCTCGACCTGGGACCTGACCACCGCTCAGCGTGTCCGGGTCTGTGAAAACGCCCTGAAACATGTCGGGCGTCCGTATTCGGGGATGGATTACGCAGCGCTGTTCGCGCATCGGCTACACCTGCCGTTGCCCGGACTACGCTCGTACGTGGCTAACACCGAGTTCGAGATCTGCAGCCAGTCGGTGGACGACATCTACTTCGAGTCGGACCTGCATATCTTCCAGGATGGCCGCTGGTCCGGTTATGTCACCCCGATGGGTCTGTTCCCCGCGTTGACCGGTCCGGTGGTTGCGTAGTACCTTACCAGAAGGGTAAGATGGACCCGTGACATCCCTGCAGCAGTGGACCGTGGAGCTGGTCGGGCCGAAGGGCTATATTCACGGCTGGGTCAAGGTCGAAGGGATGATCCAACACAAGGACAGCTCCCGTGGACGAGTGACCGCCTACGATAAAAACACCCAAACCGCTCACGTGGACTGGCACTCCGGCCCACGAGCCAGGGTCAACGGTGGTAAGGGGACCACCAAGGCGTACCATATCCACTCGATCGACGACCAACTGGACGCGGGGCTGCGCCAACAGACCCATCTGATACCCGATGCGCCGGCCAAGACGCCCAAGCAGGCGCAGGACGAGCGAATTCGTGGAGCCACCGGACAGCGAATGGCCGCCGAGAAGGCCAAGACGCTGGACCAGTTCAAGGCGTACGGCGGCAAAGTCGCGGGCGACGAACCCAAGCTGACCGGTCGCGAGAAGGCGCTGCATGGCACCAAGTTCCTGGACAGTGCACCCAAACCGAAGGTCGAGATCAAACGGCCCGCGGACCCGTTCGCCACGATTCCAAACGCGTATGGTGACGGTGAACCGTCCAAGCCTACTCCCTATCCAGTCGAAATATTCGGGGCAGAAAAACTGCCTGGTCGGGAGGGTCTCAATCGACTGACCTCACAGTTGATGGATCTCCACCAACGCTATCCTCTGCGCCGGGGGCTACCAGTAATCGCGATATCCCCTCCCGGGGCGCCGCAAGTGGCGAACTATAACTCTGATATTCACATGATGACGGCTGGCACGGACTCACTGAAAAGTAAAGACTACGCACCCGCTGGTTTTCAAGGAAGGGAACGCGGGTACACCACCCCTACGGGGAACGCTTCGTTTCTCGAGCGGACCGCTACGCATGAGTACGGCCACGCGTTGGACGCGCAGCTTTCGCCGAGTCAACGTCAGCAAATGTTCGCTGAAGTAGAGACTAGTATCCCTGGGGTTTCCGCGATAGGGCAGAACGCTCCCTACTCTTGGATACAGCAGAATAAAGCTGCAATCGTCAACAAGGTCGGCACCTACGCCTCAACAAGTGACGAAGAGCTGATCGCTGAATTGTTCGCTGAGTTTGTACACTCGACCACGCCCAGCCCGGCGGCACAGGTTGTGGGCAAGTACCTGAAAGGGAGGGCGTGATGGTCTCCACGCTACCAACCAAGGCGGTGTTGCGCCGGGTCCTGAACGACCTGATGCGTAGGCCGCGTAACCGCGAGATGCTGGATGCGATCGACAAGGTTCGCAAGCAGATCCAGGAGTGCCCGCGGTGAGCTGGATCGCGCTGTCGGACAAAACAGCAGGCTACTCGGCGCAGCACCACCCACTGGGGCAGGGTGGATTGTGGAAGCACAAGGGCTGGCAGTTGCCGGCATACATCCAAAACGTGGCCAAGGGTCTGATGGAGTCCGGCAAGGACCGGTCCACCGCCATTCAGATGGCCATCGGCGCGGTCAAGCGTTGGGCGTCCGGCGGCGGGAGCGTTACGCCCGAAGTCCGGGCGGCATCGGCCGCCGCGGTGGTGGAATGGGAGAAGCTGAAAGGCCAGGCACATTCGACTTCCCAAACCGGTCCGGCGCTGGAACTGAACCAGGTCGCATCGGCCGCGGGAGCGGCTCGATACAACCTGCCGATCGGAACCCAGCTCGGAGCCAACGGCAAACCACTGCCCAACCAGACGCCCGGTGCCGCCCCGGCCGCGGCCCAAGTGACTCCTCAGGCCAAGCAGTTGGTCTCCTCGATGCCGGACGCGGGGTTGATGGCCGCGCATCAGCGGCTGAGTGCGATGGGCGCGTCTGGCGGGCCGGACGTGGCTGCGGCCAAGGCGCTGGTGGCCAGCGAGCTGGCCAAGCGTGGCTATGCGACCAATGTGGATGGCTCGATCACCCGGACCCAGATCGGACAGGGTGGTCTGGCCAAGGCTGCAACCGCTCAAGCGAATCAGGCCAGCTCCGCCAATCAACGACAGATCGCCGCGAATAAGCTGGCGGCCCAGACCGCGGCTCGGAATGCTCGTGCGCAGGCCGCTGCTGTTAAGGCGAAAGCTGCGGCGGTCAAAAAAGCAGCGGCCAAACCCAAGGCTGCCGCCAAGGCCAAGAAGCCCGTTGCACCGGCCAAACCGCATTGGTTTACCAACCCGGCAAATGCAGTGGAACTGTCGATCCCGGTCGGGTACAGTGGGCAGGGACCGCGAATCACCGATCGCTATGGAATCCCCGTGGCGAATTCCCGGCGTAAGAGGGTGAAGAAATGAGCGACCGTGACTACTGACAAGGATTGGACCCCCCGCGCCCGCTCCGACACCAATATGTACGACGCAACCGGCCAGCCGGTGGACTCGGCACTGTTCCTGGGCGTTTCGGGTCCGACCATCCGGCCGGTCCGGGCCAAGCCGCCGGACACCCCGCCGGACCCCAAGGAGACCCCGGTCCGTCTGGCGCGGGCCGCCGGCTTCTCCTTCAAGATTGTCCGTCCGCCCTCAACCCCAAGGTAGCCCATCCCCCATGGATGAACACGCGCCCTCTACCGCCTTACGACGGGACCGTTGGAAGTCCCAGCGTCACTCGGCAACGGCTTCATTTTGCCCCGCTGTTCGATTTCGAACACCTGCCGACCGGAACCTTACGCGATGTCTCGGGGATCTGCGCGAATATGGCCGAGCTGCAGGTCGGACGCCTGCACGACGGACAGGAGCTGTCCGCCGGACTGCGCAGGCTGCTGGAGGCCAAGGACTGTTTCGTTCGACAAGCCGTACTCGACCGAGGGGGGCGTACGTAGTGCCGATCGGTGAATGGTACTCGTTCCCGATGCCGGACCGACGGGCGACCAGCCATGGTAACGTGGTCAATCGACCGAAGCGGGATCGGCGCAAGCAAGCAGCGCGTCGGCACGCGGCCAAGAAGGCGCGATCATGACTATCCACATCGCCGTGGTGCACCGGGTCCGGACCCGTCCGGTGGTCAAGATCGGTCGCGGCAAGCGTGGGCGCAAGAAACTGACCGAGCAGCGCGCCCGCGCGGCGATCGCTCGGAGGCGCGAATGACGCGCAAGATGGCCGATTCGATCTATTCGGCCCAGATACCGGTCGGTGTCTTCCCGCTGGTGGCCGGATACATCAACGGCCCGCGCAGTCGGTGGTCTCAAGCCGACTGGGACCGACACGCCGGGTATTCGACCCTGATCCGGATCACCGTGTCGGCGTTCGTCAACGACGGGCACGTGCTGGACGTGGAGAAGGACGACGCCACACCGGCCCAGGCACCGCCGTGGGTCCGGATGCGACGGGCGACCGGTGCGGACCCGACTGTCTACTGCTCGGAAGCGGCCTGGCCCGCTGTCCGGACGGAGTTCGCCAACCAGGGCGTTCTGCAGCCGCACTACTGGGTGGCTGCCTACCCCGGCGAGGGGGCCCAGGTTGTCCCATCCGGCGCGGTCGCGCATCAGTGGATCGACCGTGGACCATACGACGAATCTATCGTGGCCGATTACTGGCCCGGTGTAGACCCAGGAGGAATAGTGTCTCTGAACCAGGACGACGCCAACGGGCTGTCCACCACAACCTGGTCGGTCGTGATCAACAAAACCGATCCGCTGGCAGCCTACCTCAAAACCATCGGCTACACCGCGGACGCCAACGGCAATATGACCGTGTCGGCGCCGTTTGGTCAAATGCAGCTATACACCTTCCTGCGCGTCTCACAACTGGCCAACGCGACCTCCGGGGTCTTGGCCAAACTGGACGCCCTGTCAACAGCCGAGGCCAAGACCGACGCGGACGTGTTGGCTCTACCGGCACCCGGACAGGTCACCGACGCCCAGATGGCCGATCTGGAGGCTAAACTGGTGGCCGCGTACCCGAACTACAACGTCACCATCACTAAGGCGTAGGAGTCGACCATGCTGTTCGATCTGGCGTTGCCCGCAGAGCCGGTCCAGACCGAATGGATCGTGCTGGCCGACGAGAGTCCGGACGGTGACGACTGGAAGCCGGGCGAAAAGGCGATCTACGACAAGCTGATCGCCAAAGGTGTCAGCCCGGCACTGGCCAAGATCATGTGCAAGAAAGCAGCGGCCAAGGTGAACAGCACCGAGACCGTTCGGCCCCGGTCCGGCATCAGTCTGGCCGCGGTGCCGGCGGATCTGCGGACCGACGCCCGACAGAAGGCGGCTGGCGAGGGCGACGCGATGCCGGATGGCTCGTTCCCGATCCGGTCGTTGGCGGAGCTGGACAAGGCCCGGCAGGCGTTCGGCCGGGTCAGTCCGGACAAGGCGGACGCCGTCCGGCGGTTCATGTTGAAGCGGGCCCGGGCGCTGGGTGCGTCCTCCGACGTGATCGACGCGATCAACAAGTACGGCGAGAACGGTAGCAACAGAGACGGGGATTAGATGTCTTACGTGGCAACGCCACCCAAGTTCGAGGCCGTCCAGTGGACCGGAACGGGCTTTGCAGCCTACAAGGCAACCGTCGACCCGGCCGACATGCATGGGGTGATGCTGAACAGCGACAATTCGGTTTCCTACGATTTTGCCGTGACGATGATCGTCGAAGTGAACGGTTGGTTGGTCAGCAACCTCTACTACGGTGCTTTCCCCGGCTGGGATGCGGGGGCTTTATTCCCACCTCTGACCGATGCCGATTTCCAAGCCCAGTACGCGGTGTCGGTATGATTGATCCCAACCAGCCGGTTGAAGTGGATCGGCCAGCGCACAGCGAACAGGACGCGCGCAACTCGGTCTACAACGCGCTGACAGCCGCAGGCTACACGGTGACGGGGATGTCTGAGGGCATCTACGGGGTCACCTCGCCGCAAGACCCGGACCTGATGATCACGCTGGTAATCCATCGGACTCCCGTGATACGCTAGTCTGGTCTAGCGACGGAGTCCCTCCCCAGGGGCTCACCCTGAGAACGACCCCCGCGGTCATCCTTCCGGCCGCGGGGGTCGTTTCGTGTTTCGGGTCAGCGCTGGGAGATCGACAGGTTGTGTCGCTTGGGGGCACTTCCCAGAACGCCGCCGACCTGTCCGGCGGCGTTGCCGAACTCGGCGCGAACCGAGACCACGCCTTCGTAGATCCCCTCTACCATCTCGTGGATGGCCAGTACCTCGTCGTGGCAATCGCGGTCGTACTGCACCAGGATCACGACGCAGTCTCTGCGCTTTTCGGTCACGGGAAAGCCTCCCAAAGTGAGAAACGGAACGGGCGAACGGCCCATCTTACCACAGAGGTAAGGTCTCCTGCAAACGTCCGTTTCACTTTGCGCGATTTCAGGTGATACGCTTGCCTTCATGCCGAGCCAGGTACTTACTCCCACGTGCGCAACCGCCGCGGTCGAGCTTGCCGGCGGGCTGTTCCGCAAGCAAATCTTGCCGTTCAAGACGATCAACTACACGGCGCCGGACGGGTCCAAACGGAAGCTCACGTTTGATCGGAAATTCCACCAAGATCTGGTCGCCTCCTACCAGTCCGGCGCTTTTGGTCAAGTTCCGTTTCAGTTGGCGGATTCCAAGAATACCCATACCAACGACCCGGAACGCACCCGCGGCGAGATCACGGGGCTGGAGATGGGCGCCGATGGGCTGTACGCGCTGGTTAAACCGACGACGCCCGAGGCCGCAGAGCTGATCCGGACCAATCCGAAGCTCGGAGTTTCGGTCCGGGTGGTGGAGAACTATCAGCGGTCGGACGGCCAATTCTTCCCCCGCGCGTTGCAGCACGTGCTGGGCACGCTGGACCCCCAGGTGATCGGGATGAAACCCTGGGAAGAAGTCCAACTCACCGATCCGGTCACCGACGAAACGATCGACCTGACCGCGAGTACGTACGAAAGGACGACCATGAGTGACGATGGTACGGGCGGCACCGGGCAGGTGACACTGACCCTGGACGCGGCGCAGGCCGATCGGCTGGCGCTGCTGCTGAACGACGACGACGCGGCCGCTGCGGCTCTGGCCGGTGTGATCGGTCTGGCCAACGGTAACCAGGGCACGGGCGACGACGACGATGAGCCGTACGCCGGTCTGGCGCCGGAGGTCGCGGCGGCCATCGAGATGGCGAACGCCACCGCCGAGGCGGCCAACCAGCGGTCGATAGAACTGGCTAACCAACTGGCGACCGCTCAGGTGGCCGGCGAGGTGGAGCGCTACAGCGTCGCCGGACTGGCCCCGGCGATCATCGACGCGGCCCGGCCGTTGCTGTCGGTCCAGTCCGGGGCGATCAATCTGTCCAACGGTGCGGCCCAGGTGGATCCCGGCGCGGTGATTCGGGCGGTGCTGGACACGGTGCTGGGGCTGTCGCAGGCCGGATTGGACGTGATCGACCTGGGCCGAGAGACCGGATCGGCGCAAGGTTCGGAGACGGACCCGACCACCCAACGGCGGGACGCGCTGCTGGCGCAGTGGACCACCGACTACGGCAACTGAAAGGAGTAAGACATCATGGCTGCAGTAGTTGCCGTCTCCCGGTTCGGACCCGACAGTTACACGGTCTCGCCGGCCGGGTTCGTGGACGGTGGGATGATGGTCGAGCCAGACCCGGCCAACGCTGGGTTCATTCGGGTGGCATCGGCCGCTTCGAACACCTTCCTGGGCGTGGCGATCCAGCCGGCCGAGGGATCGGCGTTTGCCAACCCCATCACCGCCGGGTACAACGCGCCGATCCTGGACATCTCGGTTCCGGTGGAACGGGTCGCGGTCGGCTGGCAAGGCACCTATAAACTGCTCTACAGTGAGGCTGTGAACTTCGGCCAACTGGTGTCGTGCGGGGCGAACGGGACCGTGGTTCCCTATCAACTGGCGGCCTGGACCGTGGTCAACCCGACCGATGGTGTGACCACCGGGGCACACGCCGGGGTAGCCGATGGCGTGACCACGGCCGGCTCCACCACGGTGACCAGCGCAACCGCCGCGTTCATCGCCAGTGACGTGGGCCGAGCCATCTCGGGCGGTTCGATCCCGGCCAACACGACGATCACGGCGGTGGGTTCGGGCACCTCAATCACGATCAGTGCCGCCGCGACTGTGTCGGCCGTTGGTGTGGCACTGGTGTTCGGCGCCCAGTTCCGGGTGTCCTCAGCGGCTTCCACCTTCACTCAGGGCGTGGAGGGTGCGACCATCTCGGGCGGTTCGATTCCGGCGGCCACCATCGTTACCACGTTCGTGGATTCGCACACGCTGATCCTGTCCAACGCTCCCACCGTGACCGCGGCCGGCGTGACCTTCACGTTCACCAACGTGCCGGCGAATCAAACTCAGGCCGGACAGGTGGTTGGTCGGTGCGTGGAGCCCAGCGGTGTGATCGCCGGGGCACTGGGTAAAACCCGTCTGGCCGGGGTCTGAGGGCCGGCGTCAACGAAGGAGAATGACAGATGCCGACTGCAGTAACCTACTCGGGGCAGGGTCCCCGGCTTACCGTCAACGCGATGCTGGTGGACCCGCTGATGATCCGGGCCCGCATGCTGCAGATGATGACGCAGCAGTTCATCATGACCGCACTGCTGCGCAACGCACCGGCCACCCAGTCCGGCGCGGTGGTCTACGCCGAGAGCAACCCGCTGTTCGCCACCGACGATGCGGCCGAGGTTGCTGAGGGCGCCGAGATCCCGCTGGGTCAGGTCCAGATCGGCAATCCCAAGGTCGCGGTTACCCGCAAGACCGGGCTGGGTGTCGAGATCACCCGTGAGATGCGGGACCGCAACCGGATCGACCTGGTTCAGTTGTCGATGGACCAGGTCCGGAACACCATGGTGCGAAACTGGGAACGTCGGCTGTTCGCTTCGTTCGACGCGGCCACGGCCCAGACCGGCATGGTGGTGGCCGGTTCCCAGTGGTCCAGCCCGACCCTGAACACGTCGGCGCCGCGTCGGGACGTTCTGGCCGCAACCAAGCTGGTGACCGAAGCGGTCGCTCCGAACATGGATCCGAACAACCAGCAGGATTTCTTCGGGTTCCAACCCGACACGCTGGTGATTTCCACGACCGCCCAGTACAACCTGATGCAGAACAGCGATTTCGTTCAGCTATACCTGGGCGGTGACATCGCGGATCGCAACCCGAACTACACCGGACAACTGGAACGCAAGCTGCTGGACCTGGACATCATGACTTCTCGGTTCATCGCTCCGAACGTTTCATACGTGTTGCAGACCAACGTGCTGGGTGGGTACTCCGACGAGCGCCCGCTGGGCGTCACGCCGCTGTACGCCGACCTGCCGCGCGAGGTCTGGCGCGCCGACGTGGTCCGTCGGACCGCGATCTTCATCGACCAGCCGTTCGCGGTCGCCAAGATCGTATCCACCTGAGGAGGCTATCGTGTCATTCGTCCACCCCGGGTTGGACCCGGACGAGGATTCCCCCGACGAGGACGTGCGAGCCTTCCAGGTTCGTGCCGCCGTGATGCACGTGGTTCGGGGCGCCGACAAGTGGGGCCAGCCGGTGATCGCCGGGTACGATCGCGGCGAGACGGTCCAACTGACACCGGGCTACGCCGAGCCGTACCTGAAAGCTGGATTGCTGCGGTCGATCGAGCCGGAAGAAGAAGACGACGACGAAGCGCCGCGACCAACCACTCGTCACAAGACGCCATCGACCGATGACGGAGACGATTCGTAGCGCACCCGTTGGGTTAGGAGTCTGATTTATATGTATTTCTGAGACTGCCAGTCCCGAAGATACATATAAATCAGACTTATAGGAGGTGAGAAGATGCCAGTAGCCCCGACCACGATCTACACGACGGTGGCTCTGGTCCGGGCCGTCGCCGTACGCGACCCGACCAACACCGCGGCTACACTCGCCTCTCTGTCGGACGACCAGCTTCAGGAGGCGATCAACGATGCGGCGTCACAGGTAGATTCGGCGATCGGATTCACCTTTCCGACTCCGTTCGCGGTCCCGGTGCCGGTCCAGATCACGCTGATTACCCGAGACATCGCGACCTACCTGGCGGACTGGACTTACCGGCAGTTCAAGGACTACGCATCCGGCAACCCGCTACTGTTGCGGTACCAGCGGGCGATCGCGTTGCTGGAGGGGCTGCGGTCGGGTAAGGCCAAGCTGGTCGATTGGCCACCGCCCGGCGACGTGATCGATCAGCCCTCACCCGAAGGCGGCACCATCGTCAACGACGGGTACTTCGGGACCGCGCCGGACCTGACCCGAGGCATCCCCGTCAACGAGTCGGCCCATTTGGGTCGGCAATGGAACGGCCCAGGCAGCGCAGAGAACTGGGGGCAGGGCTGGTGGTAGATCAGGGATCGTTCTTCGACCGGATCGATGAGCTAGCCGAAAAGATCGGAGATAATCAGCTCGTCGGAGACGTGCACGTGGACCAGATCTACGCGTTCAACCAGCACGAAGGCTATTGGGTGAGCGGCCCGAACGCCGGCCGGACCCTGGACAACCACGGGCATCTGCACTACCTGTCCGGACCGCTGTACGACCACGCCGACCAGTACTACCAGGAGATCGCGGATCGCGTGCTGGACGAAGGTCCGGTCCCACCGATGATCGACGACGTCAAAAACCTGATCACGAACGTGCTGATCAACGCACCTGTCGAGTTCGACAATCTACGGCGGTCGGCGGCCGGCACAGTGACCGACAACGGCGATGTGGCCTGGCATCAAGACGCCGAGGTCCCCCGGTTGTCGGCGCAGGAACTGGCGGCCGAGCGGCGCGGACAGGGCAAGTCTGGTCGGTGGAACTCGTCCGGTGACACCCGACACGGGAGGGCGAGACCGTGATCGATCCCGTCCTGATGGCCCTGTGGCTATCCGCATTGCTGTCCGGCCAGCCGCAGGCGCCGAATTTCGCGGTCGGACCGAACCGGCCCGAATTGGAATTTCCGGACAACCTGGGAATCGTGACGCCGATGCCGGGCCCCGGCTCGGGCACCGAGGGTTTGATCGATTTTCCGGTGTTCCAGATTCGGATTCGGGGGCTGACACCCTACTACGCCCAGTTGGCGAACCAGGCGAATATGGTCGACCAGGCGTTGGTATTCGGGCTGTACCCCGCCAACATCTGGGGCAGTCGGATTTTGACCGTGGGCCGGCCCGGCTCCGGCCCGGTGCCGGTCAACGAAGATCCGACCAACCAGCGGATCAGTTTCATGTGCAACTATCTCGTGACCGAAGCAATCAGCATAGGGAGTCCGGTGCTATGAGCGAACCGAACCTGCCACCCGCCGACGCCGGACCCCTGGAGAGCCAGCCAGTGGCACCGACCAAGGATGGCAACATCATCCTGGCCACCACCAATCCCCACATGCGATTCACCGACGAGCTGAACCCCGAAGGCGAGTTGTTCCCGCCGATCGAGTTCGCCGGCACCGAGGTGACACCGGACCAGGCCAAGGCGGCAGTGGCCGCGGCGGCACGATCCAACATCGGTCTGGCCCGGCGCGACAGTCAGTTGCAGTTGGCCACGATTATGTTGGCCGCGCCGGAAGGGTTCGTGGTGGCGGACAATCGGCACGGCCTGTCGTTCCCCGCGGTGGTCTCAACCGGCACGGTGATGACCTACGAGCAGGCCAGTGCGGCGCGTGCCGAGGCGGCCCGGATCGGCGTGGAACTGAAAGAGGTTAGCCGATGACTTCTCCCGCGGCTCCGACCTACAACCGGCTGAACGTGCTGGTCGGCATGGCCAACTGTTTCGTTCAGCCCTACAACCCTCTGGTGCCGGCGGTGCTGCCTTCGGACCTGATCGCCCTGAACGGTGTCTGGGCTTCCCCCTGGGTACCGATCGGTGCGACCGATCAGGGTCTGTCGTTCAGTTTCGCTCGCAAGACCACCAACATCACGATCGAGGAGCAGCAGACTCCGGTCTCGGTTACTTCCGATTCGACCGACGTGATGGCCAACGTGGACTTGGCCGAGGACAGTCTGCAGACCATGCTGTGGGCGTTCGGTGGCGGCACCATCACCGCGATCGCCGCGGCACCGACCCAGCCGGCGATGAACGTGCTGCAGATCCACAGCAATCTGGATCAGTTCGCGTTCGGTTTCGAGGGGACCGACCCGGCCGGGTTCTACCGCCGGGTGCTGGTCCAGCCAACGGTGTCGGCCGGCAAGGTGGACGCCAAATTCCGGCGGGCCGCGGGTAAGCGGATGTATTCCACCAGCTTTACTTACCTGGACAAACTGGAGAACCTGGGAATCCGGGAGATGACCGGACCGCACACGTGAGGGTGAGCTGAATGGGCTTTGATGCCGGCAAGTTCGTCGACGTTCTGGACTACGATTTTACCGCGTTCGGTGGCTCCAAGGGCGTGGTGCCCGAACCATCGGACAAGGTGCTGCTGCGATTCCAGGACAGCATGCGTAAAGGTCTGGTCGAGTTCGGGATCACCGACGCGATCGATATCACCGACAACGCCGTGGTGATGAGAATCATCGCCAAATTGCCGGCCGAACAGATGTCTCAGTTCCTGGAGATGCAGGTGGATGCCCTGGCCGAATTCTGTCAAGGCACTCCCACCCTGACCGAGCTGCAGACGATGCCGGTCAGGGTGCGCAACGCGTTCGCCGGATGGCTGATGGGTAAATTCGAAAACCCGGAATCCTTGGCCACCGCTACGAACTCTTAAGCGGTGGCCCAGACCGCAGACGGCTTTATTTCCGAGTTCGAGAAACCCTGTACTTCGACGTAGATCAGTGGGACGCCTTGCCCTGGTGGCAACAGATTATGTACACCCGACAGATGGAGGTCGCGGCGGCCGAGCAGCAGTCCGGTGAGGTCGAGGCCGAAGGTGATTTGACCGACGAGCTGACCTACCGGGTCCAGACCGAACTGCCGACCGGCCGGACCGGCTCCGGGACGGTGGAAGGGACCGCCGAAGCCCTGCAACAACTGGGGATCAACGTGGTCCGGGTCCAGTTCGGTCAGCAGGAGGAGGTGCGTCATCACATTTGATGCTGGCGACATTCGCTCCAAGATGACTCTGGACCGATCGGACTTCCGGACCGGACTGGACGAGGCCAAACGCGAGGCTCAAGAGTTCGTTGACCACGATTATCAGGTTCGATTTACCGCACATCTGGATGCCTCTGCAGCTCGGGCCGAAGCCGAGGCATTCCGGGTCGAGCAGTCCCGCAATATCACCATTGACGAGAAGATCAAGACCGATTCGACCGGTAAAGACGCTAGCGGTCTGGCCAAAGACGCCATTCCCGGCGGGTCCGGCGGCTCCGGGTTCAATCTCTCTCAGATCGCGAGCATCGCGCCCGCCGGTCTGGGTACGGTCAGCTCTCTGGCGCCGATGCTGGGGATGGTCTCTGTGGCCGCCGGGGGCGCCGGGATCGCGCTGGGCGGCGTGGGAGCGGCCATCGCCACCCTGCCGGCCTTGGCGTTGGGCGGTGCTGCGGCGCTGGGTTCGCTCAAGCTGGGGATGGATGGGATCAAAAACGCCTCCAATCAGTTGAATCCCGAAGTTACCAAGCTTAAGACTTCGATGGTCTCAGCGTTCCAAACCGATTTCACCCCCATCTTTAGGCAACTGGGCCCGGTGATCACCGCGATCACCCCGGCCATGGTCTCGATGGCGTCTGGGTGGGCATCGTTGGCCCAGGCCGGTACCAATGCGATCTCCGGACCGGGTGGGATCGGCGCGATTACCGGCATCCTGACCGGGGTTCGGTCCGGCATGCTGGCCGCGGCTCCGGGCGTCCAGGCGTTTACTTCCAGCCTGCTGGGGATGGGTGCGGCCGGCGCGCAGGCGTTGCCGCAGTTGGGAGCGCAGTTCTCCACGGTCACCAAGAACTTCCAGGCGCTGATCCAGCCTCTGATCCAGTCCGGCGCCGTGACCGGCGCGGTTCGGGACTTGGGTAGTGCCCTGACCCCGATCGCTCTGGGAATCAATCAACTAGTTGCGGCGGCGATCCCTCTGTCGCCCTTGTTGATCGGGCTGGGACAAATTCTGGGCGGTGTGATCGGGCAGATCGCCGGGATGGCGCCGATGCTGGGCCAGGCCGGATTGCAGTTGCTAGCGGCACTGGGCCCGTTGATCCCGGTGATCGGGCAGATCGGACAAGCACTGGGCGCGATCGTGATCCCGCTGCTATCGGCCTTGGGGCCGATCATCGCCGCACTGGCCCCGGCGTTGGGGGCGCTGGCCCAGACATTGGGGGCCGGACTGGGCCAAACCATCACCGCCATCGCCGAGCCGCTGGGCCGGATTGCAGAGGTAGTCGGGCCGGCACTGATTCAAATTTTGGCCGCTGCCGCGCCGTTGGTCGGGACATTCGCGCAGGTGGTCGGGGTCTTGGCGGGGGCGCTGGCGTCCGGAATCGCCGCAATCATGCCGACCATCGTCGAGGTATTCCGTCAGTTGGTCCCGGTGTTGCAGTCGGTATTGGCCTACAACACCGGGCTTTTCGAGCCGATCATCACGGCTGCAGTGGGATTGATCCAGGCGCTGTTGCCGCTACTGCCGCCGCTGCTGGACCTGGTCAATGTGATCATGCCCGGCCTGCGCGGAGTCATCGCCGCGGTCGCGCCGGTCATCAGCCAACTGGCCCAGATCATCGGCCAAGGATTGACCGCAGCGATGCCGGTATTGATGCAGATCGGCAATGCGCTGTCCAACATCCTGGGTACCGCGATCAAGGCGTTGATGCCAATCATCCCCCCGTTGGCTACCGCGTTCTTTATGATCGTCAACGCATTGCTGCCGATCATCCCGCCGTTGTTGCAGATTGTTCAGCAACTGCTACCGCTGCTTACTCCGTTGCTGATGGCTCTGGTGCCGGTGATCACGTTGGCGGCCCAGACCATCGCCACGCTGGTGCCGGTCTTGATGCCATTGATCACCATCATCGTGAATCTTTTGATGCCGATTATCAAAGCTTTGTTGGACGTAGTTCAGGTCGTATTTACCACCATCGCCAAGGTGATCGGCGACGCTTTGCGGATCGTGACGGGCATCATCCAGGTGGTGATGGGGCTACTAACCGGTAACTGGCGAGAAGCCTGGAATGGGCTGAAAAACATCGTCGGCGGGGCGTTCGCGCTGATCCGCGATGCGGTGGTCGGCGGAATCAACATCGTGCTGAAGTTCTTGGGCGGAGTCGGGGGCGCAATCCTGCACGCGATCGGGAATCTGGGCGGTCTGCTGTGGAACATCGGTAAGGCGATCATCGAAGGTTTGTTCAACGGCATCAAGAACGCCTGGAATGCGGTTACCGGTTTCATCGGAGGGATCGGAAGCTGGATCGCTTCGCATAAGGGCCCGATCGAGTACGACGCCCAGTTGTTGGTCCCGCATGGTGGCGCGATCATGGGCGGCCTGCTCACCGGGATGGCCGGCCAGATGCCGGCGTTGGGCCGGTTCCTGGCCGGGGTCAGCAGCTCGATCGCCAACACCACCTTCAGTCTACCGACGCCCACGGTCGGGGGATCGGCCGGGCAAGCCGTGATCAACGCCCTGGTGTCGATGTCCGGCGTGGGTTCCAACGCCAGTGGTAATCAGGGGATCGCGACCGCTGTGCAGCAGGGCGTGTACAACGCGCTAAACCGAGCTTCCCTGAGTGTGAGTGGGACCGGAACCGCTAGGCTGGTGGCGAACGGAAACGCCGTCCTGGGTCGGAGGTGATCGTGAGTCCATCTATTAGTATCTCATGGACTGTTTCTTCCTCCCGACACATGCCCTATCCCTATAAATCTGATCTATATGTATCTTCGGGACTGCCAGTCCATGAAATACATATAAATCAGATTTATGGGGGTGAGCGATGACGATCAACCGGTATCGGTTCTATGTCGGAGCGCTCGGGTCGATCCAGCCGCTGCCTCCGTTGCCCAAGGGTGCCAACCCTTCCTCGACTCCGGTGCTGTACGGCGGAATGCACCAATCTCTGTCGGCTCGCACCACGCTGGACGTGTTCGGGTACAAACGCACTTACATCCTGCCCTGGACCTACCTGGCCCGGACCGACCGCGCCTACGTCAACGCACTATACCGCGGCGTCGCGCCGGGCCCGTACCGGCTGGTGGACGGGCGCCACTACAACATGCTGGGCACCGATGCCTCGTCCGGCGGGTCCCAAACCGCCTCGATTGCCTCGTTTACCGTTTCGGCCGGCACATTGGCGTTCAATGCGATCTCGTTGGCCAGCATGCATGCCGATCTGGCCGGACTGATCCGCGGTGGGCAGGTCTGGACGCCGGCCGCATCCGGCAACACCCTTCTGGCCAACCACTTGGGCGCGGCAGTCGGCGCCGTACCGACCTTGGTCGGCTCGACCTACAGTTTCAGCGTCTACGCGTCCGGATCGGGAAACCACAAACTAACGATTCAGCCCTACGACATCACCGGAGCCGCGCTGA